ACCACCGACGGGCCAAACCGCTTTGACGATTTCATGCTGATCCCGATGTTGGGGAAGGCCGGCGACAACGTGACGGAGGCGCTGGCGGCCTATCCCGATCTTGAGACCGTCGAGACAATCGCCTTTTTCCTGCACCGCTACCTGGGCGATGCCCCAGCCCGGCTGAACTGAGCGCTTGGCTTCGGGCAATAAAAAAGCCCGCCGGCCGGAGCCAGCGGGTCGATAGCGCGGGGGTCAGCGCTTGGGATCAGGGGCGCTTGTCGAGTTCTCGTTGCTGAGCCTCGAGCTTGGCGGCCATGCTGGCGATCTGCGCTTGCATGTCGGTCTGCTTGGAGAGTATCTGGCCCAGAAGCTGTGTCGTCTGGTCCTGGAACTTCTGCCGGTCTTCCCGGCCGTTCTTGCTGATGCTCTCCAGCACGGTCACCCGTTCCTTGAGCGTGTTGACATCCTCGCTGGTGGCGGTCGCCCACGATATCGCCGTGGTAAGCACAGGCAGCAACAGAATGCCGATGGCGGCCATTGTGCCGCGGCCAACAAGTTTCAGCCATGCGTTGTCGGCGACGGCTTCAACCTTCTTTTCGGAAGGTATGTTCATGTCATCCATCCTGTCCGCCCGCCCTTTAAATGCACTGCCTAGGATTTCAGTTCGCCGCGACGATCCGCGCTCGCCTTGGTATGTCGATCGCACTCCGAGGCGGTGTAGAGGCCGATGGCGCAGCCAGGCGCCATGGTCTTGTCGATCTTGTTCTGATCGGCCAGCGTCTTGCCCTGCGCGCCAGCCAGGCTGTTACCGAGGGCCGAGCGTAGGGCTGTCACACCGCTGACGCCGGAAGTCGAACACGCCGCCTGCGTCAATGCAGTCGTCAACAGACATGCGAGCATCAATGCCCTTGTGAACCGCATCCTGGTTCTCCTTTTCGATCTTGGCGCGCAGCTCGTCGGCGCCCTTGTGCTTGATGAGCTCGTAGACGCCGAGCGCCGCGCCCGAGGCGATCAGGGCGATGGCAGCCCACGCCGCGATGCCGGCGACCATGCGGGACACGCCAAGCCGGCCGACGATGAGCGTGATGAGGAAGCTCATAGAAGCCACCACACGAGAAAGCCGGCGATGATGGCGAGGCTCACGGCGCCCACGATGCGCAAGCCTCGATCGATGATCGGGGCGACGATGGAAGCGAGGTTTTCCATGATCAATTGTCCCCCGCGATTTCGCTCGCGACATTGGCCCATTCGTCGGCTGAAAGCCGGAGCGTGACGGTCTCCCCACAGAAAGTCTGCTTACACCGTGCAGGCGCGTCCTGCATTTTCCCCTTCTCAGGAGCTAGGTTGCAGTAGTTGTTGCAGGATTGGTCGCCTGGGGTGCACCGGCCCGGCCTGCCTCTATCGTGCGCGTGACCGCAGATGTAAGCGCCATCGACCGACTTCGGGTCACCACGCACCGTGACGATGACAGAGCCGTCCTCATTACGACTGGCGTTGATGTATCCTGGGAAGAGCGGAGCCAGCGTGGTGCAGGCTGTGATCGTTTTGCTCATGCTGTCACCTGTCCGAGAGCGGCAGCGAGCCGCTTCGCCTTCCTGTTGGCGTAGAAGCGGTATCCCAAGCCGCCGATCGCCACGGCCGCGCTCACCAGCGCCAGCACCACCACCACCTTGCCGATCCACTCGCTGGTGTAGGAGAAGGGTGAAAGCTGGTTCTGCAGGTCGTAGAGGTAGCCGGAGATACCAAGCCCGCCAGCGCCAGCGCCAGTTGCCGCATCGGCAGGCGCGGTCGACGGTGCCGTGTTCGCATCCTCGACGAAGGCCTTTGCCTGGCCGCCATCATAGAAGCTGGCCGCCTGCGGCACCTGTCCAGTCGCCCATGCCTGCCCGATCGAGCGGACCTCCGCGACGCGCGCCGTCCAGCCGCGGCCGAAGGTCGAGAATGTGGCGAGGTGGCGAAGGTAGGCCATGCGCGCGTTGCAGATGCGGTCGATCAGCGCGTCGTTGTTCGTGTCTGCCTTCAGGGCGGCGAGCGTCCCAATGCCCAGCACGCCGTCAATGCGGCCGGTATAGGCAGGCCGTAATGCCTGCTGCAGCCACATGATCGAACGCCCCGGACCGGAATTGACCGCGCCGTCGAAAAGCACGTAGTCGACGCCGGCCGGAAGCTGGTCGCCCTTGACGGCGTCCCAATACTGCCGGTCATAGATCTCGTTCAGTTCGTTGGTGCTGATGCCCTTCACCGGGCGGGTCGCCTGCCCCTTGCCTCGGCGATAGGCGTCGTAGACCCGCTGGGTGACGCCTTTCATGGTGGGGCCGCCAGGATCGGCGGGATGGTTGCTGTAGCCGCCCTCGTGCGCAAGCACGCGCGAGAGCGCCTCCTTTTCACGGGATGCGGTCATTGTGGCCTCTTAAGGAGTGAAAATCCCCGGCAAGATTCCCTTGCGGGCGACGGGGTGGTAAATCTCTGGCGTCGTTTTGATCCGAGGCTTTGTCGATGCTCTCGTTCGTAAGCAGATGGTTCTGGGTGCTCTTGGATTTGGTGATCCCGCCAAAGCCGTCGGAGCGCCTGTCCGGGCGAACAATCACCGTCGGCGAACGCAACGATATCCGGCTAAAACACCGGGAACTTGTGCTCACTTTCGACGATGGGCCGGCGGCGAGTCTCACCGAGGATATCGTCACGGCGCTGGATGGCGCGGGCGTTAAGGCAACGTTCTTGATGGTCGGCACGCAGGCAAGCGCGAACCCCGACCTGGCCAAGGCGGTCGCAGAGAAAGGCCATAACGCCGGCAGCCACACTCAAACGCATAGGGATCTGAGTTCGGCCGACTTTCAGACGGCAAAGGCCGAAATCGATGCTGGACGGCAAAGTGTCGGCGCGGCGATAGCGCCATACCAGCAGTCACCTTTTTTTCGCTTTCCGTACATGAGCAGCACCAGCGCGCTCGATGCTGATCTAGCTAGGCGGAAGATCATTGCGCTTGACGCTGACATAAACGGAGGCGATGACAAGGACATGAGCCCGCAAGACCTACGCAAGCAAGCTCTGAAGCGGGTACGCCTACGCGGTTCAGGCATCGTCCTTCTGCACGACATTCACACTCGCACGGCTGAGATGCTGCCTGGTTTTCTTGCCGACCTGAAAGCCCACGGCTACACAGTCGTGCATCTTACGCCGCGGGCTTCTTAACACCGAGACATTTGATGCTGTCCTGGCTTTGGATCATATGTGCCGGCTTCTCGATTGCCGCCGTCCTGCTTGATGCGCACGCTGCGCGCTTGGACAGGCGGGACGATGAGCGCTTTCTGTCGAAGAGCTAACTCCTACTTAAACCTGGTCTTTGTGGCCTTGTAGAGCGTCCATATTTGCGCTTGCGTGAGCGCAACGCCTTCCCACACCGAAACACATGAGAAGCGCGAGCCGTTCGGCAACGCGCGCACGTCCGATTGCCCGGTGCCGCCCGTCGCACCCACTTGCAGAATATTGGTCGCGTTGCCGCTATCTGGCCCCGAATAGGTGACCGAGCCGAGCGCATCGAATGTGCCGTTCATGAAGAACAAGGCGTTGTTCGAGCCCAAGCTTTCATCCACGCTGAGCGCCGCGCAGTTCCATGCATTGGCGTTGTAAACGCCGGTGCTGCTGATTCCGGTGAACCCATGCTTCAGGGCAAAGCTCAACGTTCCCGATGCACCTGATGACCACCACAGAAATCCTCGATCACCGGCCGCTTGATCGCCGATCGTCCCCAGCAGGCAAAAGAGCTGCCTGGCACTCGGATAGAACCAGCAGAACAGCGTGAACTTGGCGCTGTCTCGATGAATGTTGCTGATCCAACCGGCGAGCGCCGCCGCGTAGCCAGCGGCCCCGGTGTTGGCTGTGAAATAGTCGCCGCCGTCGAGCGCGAAATAGGTGTTCTTGCTCGGATCCCCAGCGGCGCCGGTAAAGGTCGGATCATTGGCATCCACACCGCTGTTCCTACCCAGGAAGTGGTCGACACCGCCGCCGCTCCGATCGGCCCACGTCTGACCAGAGCCGCCGTAGGAGCCGCTATCCCCGGCATCGAGACAGAGCTTGAGCCCCGTCGTCAGGCCTTTGCGCGTGATCGACTTGATGAGGGCTTCGGCCGGCCCCATCCGCGGGAAATATTCGGGCATCGCGTACATCAAAGCGCCTCGATGTAGCCGGTGGTGCCGATGTCGGTCTTGCTGATGTGCAGCTTGAACTTCGCCGCGTTGACGGTGGTCAAGACATCTCCCTGGGGATAGCCGGTCACGAATCCGGTGAACGTGATCGCGCCTGCCGACGCGCCGTTGGTGATGTCGATCGTCATGTTGTAGCAATTGGCGTCCGTCGGCGCTGCGAGCGTGAACGCGCCGTTGTTGGTAATCTTGCGGTAGTTCCCGCCGAGCGGCGAGGGCGTATAGGTGCCAGTCGACTTGGTGCCGTCGTCGACAATGGCCGCAGTGAAGCCCGCCGAAACGGCGGTGTTGTCGGCGGCCTTTTTCAGCGAAGCGGCGTCGCCGTTCGCGATGGCATCGAGCGTCGCCTGAGAGAACGGCGCGACGGATTGCCGTTGGTAATCGACGCATTTCCAACTGCCGCCACCAAGCGATCGAAAGCGGGCAGTGTCGCCGGCCGCGGTGATGATGTTCGCGGCGCCCGGCAGAATGAGGGTCGTGGCGTTATAGGTCAGTGTCAGGACGCCAGTGAAGACCAGGACGCGCTCAGCGCCTGCCGCCAGCACGCCGAGCGCAGTGATTGTCGTTGTGCCCGTGACGTTGATCAGGGTGCCGGTCGACGTCGCAAGGTTGAGCGTTGACGCCGAGGCCATATCTGCGCCGGCCTTGTTCAAGTTGTCGTTGCCGCCGACGGCGGTACTTGAGCCCGAGCCGCCAGCAACAACCGGCCGAGGCGTGTTCGCATCCTGCTCGACATCGGCGGTGAACGCGTTCCAGTCGGCGCTTTCGATGGTCGTATTTGGCGATGCATCGATGCCAGCAGGCTTCGAATACACGCCGCTTCCGTCGCGAGGCATGGGCAAATTCTCCGGCGCTATTGATGAATTTCAGTAGGAGGGGCATATTCCGCGCCATGCAGATTGAGCACGACCCCAATGAACGCCGGCCCACGAACGCCATCTGGTGGGCTCTGCTCGGCGTGCTGGTGTTGCAGTGGGCTTGGTATTTCTACTTCTTCAAGCCCGATTGGATTGCCGTCGGCATAGGTGCTTTCACCGCAGGCGTCCTGATTAGCTGGGTGGTCGACATCACCGGCAACAAATGGCCGTTCTCAGGGTCCAGTCAGGGCTGAAGTCTGTCGAGACGACAGCGCATTGATGATCGAGGCCAAAGCCGCTCGGTTGCCGCTCTTCGTCGCGTTGCGGGTCGCGCCGGCCGTCAAGGCCTGAACAGCAGCCGCCGGGTCGGTGATCATCAGCGTGTTGCCGACGCGCGAAAGGACGCTCGGGGGCAATCCTCGAGCCTCGTTCAGCGTGCGGCCGAGCGCGCCAAGCGCCGCCCCCGCGAAATCGCCGCGGAACAGGCGCGCCAGCACTGTCGGATCGAACTGCGCCATGCCGGCGGCGTCAGCCAAGTTGTCGGCTGTCTTTGAGCCGCCGATCGCCGCGTTGCGGGTTTCGAACATGGTCTTTTCGCGGCCGAGCTGATTCCACAGGCGGGCACCGCGGCCCGGAGCGGTCACCACCGGAAATTCCATGCCAGTAGCGTCAGAAATGAGCGGACGGGACTTGTCGACGCCGACTGCGGCCGACTGCGTTTGTTCAACGAGCGGGTCAGCATAGCCGACGCGAAACGCGGCCTGTTCTTCAGGTGTCATGGCGTTGTAAACGGACACCGTGTCCGGCGCGCGGCCGCGCATGGCTGCCGACTTGCCGGCGCCCACCGCCTCGATGCGCCGGGACGCTGCAGCGAAGGCGTCACGAGCCCGCGCATATGGCGCAGAGGCGTTCGCCAAGGTGTTATCTAGGATCCGCTGCACGTTGCTCAGGTAGTGCGCGCGGTTGCCGGCGCCTTGGCCCTCAGCCTTGGTGATCATGTCATCAAGATCGAGCTTCGCGCGGAAGACGGCGTTGAAGTCGGTCAGGTTCGATCGGCCGTCGGTCAGCATAGACCGGACACGCGCCAGCGCACCCTCGATGCTGTCATGCGCAATCTGGTTGTTTGGCCGGGCGATGGAATGAACGCCAGGCTGCAGAACATCGTCGATCGCCTGCACGGCCGGTGTGATGTCCACAGGGGCGGCCTGCTGACGCGCCTGGCCGTAGAGCGCGTTCGCTTCGGTGGCGCGGGCGTTTTCGAGGGCCGTCGTTCGCTGCGCGGCGGTATCGGGCGCGTCGAAAGCTTCCGTCAACGCATTGGTGATGCGTCGACCTTGACCGGCCTGACGGTTGTTAAGCGCTTCGATGACGGCCTGCCGTGCTTCGTTCGGGTTACGCGCCACCGTGGAGAGCGCGCGCTGGCCCGTGAGGCCCAAGGCATCTGCCACGTTGTAAATCGGCTGGTTGTCGGCCTGAGCTGATGCCAGGCGATTGCCGATCTCTTGCGGCGTCGTCCCGGCCTTTTCGAGGGCATCGCCGATTGCCGCCGATGCATACATGGCCGGCTGAAAGCGGGCCATGATCGAAGAGACGATCGGACTGGCGAGCGCCTGTGCCCCGGCAATGGCATATGGGACGGCACCACCGGTGAGGCCGCCGACGAGCGAACCGACGCCGCCCTTGTAGAGACGGTCTTGCGCGTCCGTACCGCTCCCCAGACCGTAGACTCCGCCCATCAGGGAGCCGTCGAGTGCCGAACCGCCCGCAAGCCTACTCAGGCCCTTGCCCGCCATCCGCGCGCCCATGGAGAGACCGTTCTTCGCCAGCGCCACGCCGCTGCCGATGCCGCCGGCCGCCATGCCCCCGATGTAGGATTTCGGGTTCATGTCATAGGCTTTTTGCTGATCGCCCCTGATGTCCTTGACAATTTCCGAGTAAGGCGTGTTGCCGCCGGTTGCGCGATCGATGACATATCCAAGACCGGCCGCCGCCTCGTCGGCAAAACCCATGCTCGCCATGTCGGTCAGGCCCATGAGCCCAGAGCCGGTTTTGGAGAAGCCGTTCACTTCGCCGGTCTTCGGGTCATAGCCCTTCACGCCGGGATTGAAGGCAGGAACGCCGGCAGGCTGTCCCGTTGCCGGATCGATGCCGGCGGCTGCGGCCTTCGCTTCAGGCGAGAGGCTTTCCAACTCTTTCGCCCTGGCGATTCCAGCCTCAGCGCGCGCCGCCGCTGCGCTGCCGGCGGACGACGGAGCGGCCGGAAGCGACTTCGCAATTTCGTCAACTGCCGCGTTCTGCTGATCCGGCGACATTGACAGGAAGCCATCGTCGACCTTGATCTTGCGGCCTTGAATGTTGATCGTCGGCATCAGGGTTCAATGCTCCACTTCAAGCCGCCGCTCGTGGTACGGGAACCGTCCTGCGGCTGCGACTGGGGTGCGCCGTCTTCCGGTACGCCGGCCTGCTTGCGAGCGCGTGCCAGCCCGACCTTGATGACGGATTCAAAGTCATCGATCGCCCGCAAATATTCAGCATCGCTGATGCGCTGATTGCCTAGACGTGACAGCGCCTGCTCGGCCTTGGCGCCCTCGGCCTCGCTGATCTGGCCGGCCCCCTTGAGCGTCTGATAGGCTTGGAGGAAGGCTTGCCCCTTCGTCTCATTGACCAGCGACTGAAAATCGACCTGATCGGAGGTTCGAGACGGCAACATACCTTCAATGAAGCCGGTGGAGCCGGCGCGGCCTGGATGCGTCTTCATACGGTCAAGGATGCCGGTCATCATCGCGGCATTGTCCTCGATGCGGGGCAAATCGAACTGAGCGGCGCCCTGCGATTTGCCGATTTCCTTCTGCGCGGCCTCGCCAGAAACATCCTTCGGAACGGTGCCGATGATCGCGCCGGCGCGGTCGCGAATGCCGAATGACGTGCCCAGATCGACCTGACCAACACCAGGCGGAACAAGGTCGATACCGTCGGGTGCGGCCGCGGGAGCGAGTCCGCCAGCGTTGTTGAGCTGGAACAGCACCCACTTGCCGTTCTTGTCCTTGCCCCACACCGGATTGTTGCCGAACTTGTCGCGGGCGTTCGGGTCGCTGCGCTTCGCAATCTCGGATTCGATGTTCTTGATCTGCGCCCGCTTGTACTCGGTATCTAGCGCCGCGTCGGGGTCCATCTTCTGCTTGATCATGGCGCCGAGGACGGCCTTTTGCGTGTCGTTCATGTAGGGCGCCGAATTCGCGGCCAGCAGTAGCGTCTGGATGTCCGGACCGCCGTTTGCATCCCACTGGATCGCGCCACCGCCGCCGCCAGCCATCACCGGCAGATTGTCCTGCATGGCCTGCACAATGCGCTGCTGCGGTGGCGCGGCGGGCGCGGGAGAAGCCGGGGAAGGCTCAGGGGCGGGAATAGCGCCGCCGGCCGGCTGCAGGCTTGCTACCGGACCGCCAATCGGTTGCCGGCTCATCAAGGCTGCAAGGACGCGCTTGCCCTGATCAGTTGTCGCTGCCGGGGCACCCGGCGTATAGCCGCCGTCCGTGGCCGGTGCCGGTTTCGTCTGCACCACCTGCGCGGGTTGCGGCGCGCCACCGTCGGGAGCGTTCATCGCGTTCCACTGCTCTTGGGTGATGCCCTTGGCGGCGTACTCTTGCGGCAGCGGCCGAGCCGTGGCTGCGGCCACGCCGGCCGAAGGGTCAAGGCTCGCCACCTGAACCGGTTTCGCCTGCGTGGTCTGCTGCGCGACCGCGGCTGCCTGTGCCGGCGTAGCGCCAGCGCCGAGGGCACGCTGATAGGTGGCAACGAAGCGGTTCGTATTCGTGCCCTGCTCGATGCCGCCTGGAAGGCTAGTCCACTGCCCGGCGAGCGCCTGGCCGACGCCAGCGATAGCCTGCGGGTCCCCAGACTGAAGCACGGTCGCAAGATCCTCCCCGGTTTTTGCCTTGTAGGTCTCGGCCGCAAGATTCCAGGCCGCCTTGTCCTGGCTGACCGGAGAAAAGTCGGTGAGACCAAGTTTCTTGGCCTGGTCATCATAGGTGGAGCCGAGGAACTGGTATTTGCCAGCGGCGCTCGACGTGCGACCGGCGTTCGGGCCCGTCTGAATGCGAACGGCCTGATTGGGATGACGTGAGAAATCATCGAACGTGCCACCGCCGTAAATGACATTGTATCGGCCGCCGCTCTCCGGGCCGGCGATGGTGTTCAGGAGCGCCTTCTGGTAGGGCGCGGCATCGGTCCACGCGAGCTGATCGCCGTGATAATCGGGGGCCGACGCCGCGGCTGTGCTGGACGAGCCCGGAGCGGGCGGGAACGCACCCTTGCCAGCCATAGCAGCCGCGACGTTGCCAAAAGCCGCGTCGCCAGTGGCCCTGGCAGCGGCTTCCTTGCGGGCGAGCGCGGCATAGCCGAGACGCGCGGACAATGCCTGTCCGATCGACGCGATACCCTCACCGAGTGACTGCGGCACGCCCTGCGAATTCTGCATCATCGCGTCTAGGATGGCGCGCTGGCGAGCGAGGGTTTCGGGCGTCTCGCCCTTGGACGGATCGAAGATGAACGATGCCATTTACGCCGCCTTTCCGAGGCCGAAGGTCGCGCCGAGCGCCTTGGAATAATCGACCGCTTTGAAGCCGCCGATTTCGACCACGGCGCCGGGGTGCTTGCGCTCGACCTCCTGAGCCATGAGGCCGATCTGCGGCCGGTTATCGCCCTTGTAGCGATAGGCATAGATATTCTGGCCGTCGTTGGTCTTGCCGACCTTCTTGATGTCGGTTTTCAGGCGCCTGTCAGAGAAGGACAGCGCCGGGTTGCCGAGGAAGGCCGAGCCGAGACCGAACAAGCCCCCGAGTATGCCGCCGGTCGCGGCCTGCTGCTGCTGGAAGGCCTGCAATTTTTGCTGATAGTTCTGGTTGATCAGCCCGGCCACGTCGGTCGTCGGGATCGTCGGCATGTTCGTATTGACGAAATTCGGCTGGCTGACCTGCGAGCCGTTCAGCAACGCCGAGATTTCGTTGATGGGCTGGTTGCGCTCCGCCATGATCGACTGCTGCGCCTGGCCGTACTCGTTGCCGTAGAGGTTGTCGCGGGCGTTCGAGCGTTGCGTGGAGAAGTCGCCCATCGCCCTGGTGTAGGCATCGGAACCGATGTTGATGCCCTTGTTCGCCAATTGGGTTTCGAGGCCCGACTGGTTTTGATCCCAGGTCTTGTTGAAATCGTCCATGAAATGCGTGTCGATGTACTTCGACACGTTGTCGGACGAGAGGTCCACCGGCTTGCCGAGATAGTCGTTCAGGAACGCCGACTGGCTGTTGGCAATCTTGCCCAGGTTCAGTTGCGCGGCGTCGGTCTGGTCCTTGATCGCCTGCCCCGTCGGCGAAAGCGTTTGCGTCGCCGTGAAAGTCGGGATGTCGTAGGTTTTGCCCGTATAGGGGTCGTGCCATTGGTATGTGCCGGACTGGCTGTAGTTCAGCGAGCCGTCGGGCGTGTTCTGATTGACGTTGCCCATGAAGGCATTCGCAATCGCGGTGCCGACATTTGTGGAGGTTGAGGCCGCCGACGTTGCTTTCGGATCAGGCGGCTTCGGCGCGCTCTTGCCCATCGGCAAACTCCTTGTTCTCACGGTGGAAGCCGTTGGCTCGCCACACGTCGTCATAGAGGATGAAAATCAGGTCATCTTGATCGCGGCCCCGTAGGCGCCGGATGCGGGTTTCCTCGTAGCCGTAGGCCCGCAGGATGCGTTGGATGCGTGCATTCTCCGGCGCCACGCGCATTACAATCGCCTGGCATCCAAGCTGGTTGAACGCATAGGCGTGCATCTCGTAGAGCACCGGCCGGGGGAGCCACCGCGCCGAACTGGACGCGCCGGAAACCTCGATCACCCCGGCTTCCGGGTCCCAATTATGGAAGACTGTCACACCGTGCAGTTCCCCGTCGTCATCGAACACGCCGAGCGACGTGAAACTGACAAAGGGACGAGCTAGGCCCACCTTGCGCCGGCACCATTCACCGAGCGCGATATTCAGTTCTGGCTCCCTCGCCGAGCCCCAGATGATATTCATCCAATCGACAACTGGCCGTTTTCATAGAGCAGGTCGAGCGACACGAGCTCGGCATCAGGCGAGGCCGTCACGCCGCACGTCACCTGTACCTGATAGGAGATGGTGAAGCCGGTCTTCCCGCCGCTGCGCCAGCGGACAATCGTCTGCCTTTCGGCCTGTGCCGCGTCCCATTTAGCCTGATCCCACAGGCCTACGTCCCACAGATCGAGCGCGGTGGTGTCCGGTGCCGAGTTGGGCGCGACCGGCCATTGCGTCTGATAGTTCACCGACAGCGACAACTGCGAAATGAAGTCGCGGCTCGAGCGCCACGTCTCGCGGATCATCCGCACGGTCTTGGTGATGCCGGGGTTGCGCAGATGGTCGAACTGGCCGGCGACCTGTGCGGTGTAGATCCTGCCGTTGTCGTTGCCGCCGATTTCGGCCTGCATCACTTTCCCGTCGGACGTGCCGAAATAGGCCCATCCGGCGTGGATGATGAGGCACTGTGTATCCCAACCGCTGTATTCGCCCCAGGCCCCGGTCTCGAGGTTGACGACAAAGCACTTCGGTTCTGTCGATGTCGTCTTGGGCAGCGACACGATCCCCATGCTGAAATTCGGGAATTTGACCATCTCCCAAGGATGGCTGTTGCGCGCGCTGACCTCGGAGCGCCAATCCGGCTCGATGTTCCTGCTCACTGCGGCGAGCGACAGTGCAGCCGGGTCTTTGGTCACGACCTGGGACAGCGGCACAATGCCATCCTGCGTCAAAAGCAGCACGTCGCCAGCGATTGGAAGCATGGCGCGCTTGCCGAGTAGCGGCGAGATGTCATAGCGGCCAACGAGATTCCAGTTGCTGGCGTCGGACGGGTCGGCGCCTTCATAAACGGCAACCTCGCCATTGTCCGAGATAAACACACAGCGATCATCAATACCGTCGCCGGCATCGAGCGACCATGTGGCCCCTGTCAGCAGCGAACCGCCATTCTGGAAGATACCAGCCAAGCTGATCTGCGTCGCCGCGCCGCCGATGGAATCGACCGGGAGCGCCCAGGCATTCAGCGTGCCGGTCTGCACGAAAAACAGGCGCTTTCGATAGACCCAAACATGGCTGAGGGTGGCCGTGGTCACTCCGGTGATGGCTGGCGTCGACGCGCCGTCGATCGCCGTCCACGCCGTGCCGCTGTAGAGCATTGGCTTGTCAGCGCCATTGACGATGTAAAGGAAGCTGCCGCCCGAGGTCGCGAACTGCGCGAACGAGTAATAGCCAGTGGTCTGCCCCGAAAATTCCTCTGCCGGGATGACGGCTGGATCGGCCACGGCCGAGACATCGAACACCTTGTCGGCGGTGGCTGCGAAATGCTTGTGCAGGCCGCCGGAAACGTAGGTGAACATCGACAGGCAGGCCGCGCCGTTGGTCACCGTCGCGATGAGCTTCGAACCGCCGCGAATGCGGACGCCGGTCTGGGTAGGAAAGGCATTGACCAAAACCTTGGCGCCGAGCGGCTGAGCGCCGGCCAGGTTCTCGTTCGAAATCTTGCCGCGGATCGGCGCCGGGAAGGTCGCCAGAACGCCCTGCTGCTGTTGAGGCGGCGGCACGGGCACGCGGCGGAATGCTCGCCTCATGGCGTCACCGTCACCGGCAAGGCCATGTCGACATTGGAAGGCGTGCGAACCGTGCCGATGATCATTGTTCGGCCGCCCTTGTCCCTGGCGATGAGCTTTTCCTTCAGCTCTTCGTAGTTCTGCAGATCCTCGCCATAGGCCAGTCCCTTATTGGCCTTCCACTGCCAGATGATCCCGAGTTTCAGCAGTTGGTCATCAAGCCGGAACATATCGGCATCGGCCGCGAAGAGCGCGGCGTAAGTGATAACGTCGTTCTGATCCTTCGCCTTCACCAGCTTGTTGGACTGATACCAATGCTTGGCCGTAGCGCCCGCTGCGAGAGCGGTCTTGATATGGATTTGGCCGCCGAACAGCGTCCAGGCACCGAACACGAGGCTGATGTTCTGAACCTCGTAAGCTAGCCAGGTATCACGGTCAGGAATGGCCGTGAGCGGACTTTGGATGCTCGATGACCACACCTTGGCCGAGACCGGCATGCGGTCGAAATCCGACGGCAAGTCGAAGTCTTCCGTCACTCCGTCGCCGGTATAGGTCGCGATAGCCGCCAGCGCCTGCCAGTCGTAGGCGCGGCCGATCCTCTCCGCCATCTCGTTGGCAAGCGAAGCCAACTCAAGATGCTCGCGCTCTTGGGACGTCATGAACACGGTCGGCACGTCGATGCCGATGACCGTGGCCACGTCCTTGATGATGGAGAGGATCGAGGCCATCAGGCAGCAACCTTCTTCTTCGCCGCCAGTTCGGCGTTGGCTTCGTCAGCCTTCGCGATCAGGTCTTCCCGGGTCCATGTCGGGTCCGCGCCGAAGCCGCCCGACTGAAGCCAGTTGCGAATGTCGTCATCCTCGTAGCTTTCGAAGGGAGACGGCTCCCCGGTTTCGCGCGGCGGAGCTTTGGAAGCCTTCGTCGCCTTCACTGGGGACTTGGCGTTACTCTGCATCTCGCCCACCTGCTTCTGAAGGTCGGCGATGAGGGCGCGCATGGCATCGTTCTCAGCGGCCAGCCGTGTCACGTCGGCCGAGCCGTTCGCCTTGTCGAGGTAGGCCTGCGCCTGGTTCTTCAGCTCGCGTCCACCCATGCCCAGCATCTTCAGCGGACCGCCGTCGATCTGCGCCAGCGCTTCGGCCGTCTTGATGTTGAGGGCCTTCAACTCGGCGCGCTTCGATTCCGTCAGGAAAGGCAGTTCGGACAGCGGCGTGCCGATGCCTTGCTCGATGAGGCCCTGCTTGAACCGCTCATAGATCGGCTGGAATTCCTGCGCGTAGGTGACCCACTCGCTGTCGCCGTTCGGCAGTCGCCGCTGCTTGAAATACTCGTGCGCGGGAGCGACGTGCACGCGGAGCTTATCGCCCGCGAACTTCACTTCCACGAATTCCTTGTCTTCGAAGATCGGCCGGCCCTGCTTTTTGCTTTCCGCCGGGTTTTCAACAGCCGCGGTGTAGAAGCGCGGCGAGATAAGGTCTTGGTTCGCCATGGTGGGAAAATCCTTTCCGTCTGAGGGAGTGCAAAGGAAAAGGGGACGGCTCGGAAGCCGCCCCCCTATGTCGCTTAGGCCGCCAGGCCGTCGTCCATGAACGGACGCGCGATTTCGAACTCGGCGAAGCTGCCCGACGGCGTACCGATCGCCGAGGCACCCTTGGCGCCCTTGACGCGATCACCCGCCACCACGGCATCGTCCACGCTGCCGGCCGTGGCCGTCGCGTAAACGTTGGCGTCGTCGAGGAAGCCAGCGAGACAGAGGCCGATCGCCTTGCCGCCGATCTGATACCAGCCGTACTGGCTGGCAACATTCGCGGACATGGCGACGGCGACCGGACCGATGGCGTTGGCCGCCAGCAGCGTGGTCGAATTGTCGTCGCTGTTGTAGGTCACCCACGAGCCGATCGCGGTGTTGGCCGCGCCCTTCAGGTAGATGAACTCGCCCGCGCCATAGACCGGATCGACGGCGCGGATGATGTCGCCGAGCTTCCACCCGGCGACAGTGCTGGTTGCGGCGATAGCCGGGAAACCAACATTGGCAGTCATAGGAACGTAAGCCATGTTCGGGTCTCCTTACGCGGCCGGGTTGCTGTCGTAGATTTTGACCTGGGAAAGCGGGTTCACCATGGTCAACTCGCCCATCAGGCCGATGTACTGCACAACGCCATCCTGATTGATGGGCATCATCGCCTTGCCGATCTTCGAGAAGTTGCGTTCCGGGTGGTAGCGGAAGCGCAGCGACGAAGTATCGAGCAGGTAGGAGACATTCGACGGCATGTTGGAGCCGATGCCGCCTTCCAGAACGATGTCCATCTGCTTGCCGGCACCGAAGAACTTCAGCGACGTGAAGCCGAGCTTGCCCAGCTTGTTCTCGTCGTTGATGCGCTGAATGGCGACGGTGGCCGCGTCGTAAGCCTGGTAGTGCTCCGACGATGCCAGGATCAGGTCCGGGCCGCGCTTGCCCTTGGAACGGGCAATGATGGCCTGCTGGTAGATCGAGCGGACGGTGGTCGAATTCACCTGCGTGATGCCGGAGAATGCCGACTGAACGTCGTAGCTCGTGGTGCGCCAAATCGCGTTGGCGCCACGGTCAATGCCGCCATACGTGCCCGAGTTGACGGTGGTCGGAACGGCCAGCTGCAGGCCGCCGAGTTCCTTGCCGCCGAAGCCGGTCCCGGCCGAGTGCAGCGAGGCGTCGGTGAGGTCCTGCAATTCCTGCTCGGCAGCCGCGATGTGAACTTCCATCACGTCTTCAAGCTGGCCTTCGCCGGAGTTCTGCAGGATCTGCTCGTTGCTCAGCGCCACCGCAACAGCCGCCATTTTCGGCGTATATTCGGCGTCGTTGATCAGTTCCGCCGGCACGGGGTTGAGGAAGTCCCAACCATTGTACCAGACGCCGGAACCGGTCTCGTTGTAGAGCAGACGTTCACGGATACGCGGACCCGAATAGGGCTTCCAGAGACCCTTGTCCTGAAGGGTGTAGAGAAGCACATTCGAGTTGGAAACCAGGTCCTGATACCCTGCGGAACGATCCTCAAGGGCCAGCGACAGGATTTCCTGATTTTTTTCTACGGAAGTGAGCGCCATTTTGGCGTTCTCCTATCGAATGCGATTACCCGATTGCCGCGCGGGCGTTTCGGATGGCATCGCGGATTGAGGTGGAGGAACCCCGCTTGCCCGGGTTTGAGCCGGCATTCGGTGCTCCTTGGGTGGTGAGTGAGCCCTTTCGCGTCTGAGGCGCGGGATCGAGTGCGAGCGTCTGAGGCTCTGCGATGACCGGAGCGGCGGGGAGCGGGTTAAGCATCTCCGCACGCCGGTAAGCTTCCGGCAGATCGAAACCTGCGTTGATCTGCCGAATGATTTCGTCTGACAGTTCCTCGATGCGAGGATGCTCAGACGAGAATTCCGTGAGTTGCCTTTCGAGGGCCGTCTGGGCCTGCTGCGAAAGCGTATTGTTGACGCCGCCGATGCTCTGCTTGAGCGAGGCGATTTCCTGCCGCAGTTCGCGAATGGTGGCGTCGTTCTGGCTCTGCACCTGGTCGGGTTGCTGGCCCATGATGTGCGCGGCCAGATCACGCAGCGAAAAGCCGATGTTGTTGGCGATTTGCTCCATGCCGGCGATCGGATCCTGCCGCAGCAGCATTTCGATCCCGACGTAGTTCGACATGGCGGCCTGCATGGTGGTGCCGCTCTTCTTCGCCAGTTCGTCGAATGCGCGCACCTCGTTGAAGGCCTGAGCATCGGCGCGGTGCTGCTCGATGCCCTTCTCGAGCTCGCGCACGGTCCGGTGAATAGCAGCCTGCACCGGAGCCGGTGTCTTGGCCCATTCCTGCATCGCAGCAGCGTCGCTCTTGAAGCGGGCAGGTGCCTCGCCGGATTCCTGCCCGGTCGCCTTTGGCTGCGGGGTCTGCTGCTGATCGCCTGGCTTCGGCTGAGCGGTCTGCTGCTGCGGCTGCGTCTTCGGCGGCGGCTGGTTGTCCTTGGGTGCCTGCGGCGCGTCCTTGCCCTTGAACTGGCCGGTGGCAGGGTCGCGCTCCTGCTCGCCGTTCAGCTTCGCCATGGCGCGCTCGATGGCGCTGCGCGGCGAGGCCTCCAACTTCGGCTTGGCCGGTGCAGTGTTGTCTCTGCCTGGCTCCGTTCCTGGCTGCTGTGTGCTCGTGTCGATCGCGGGCTGCGCGACATCGGCAACGGGTGCAGTCGAGGGCATAGCGCCGGTATCTACCGACGCCCCAAGGGCTTCGTCAGTCATCAGTCTCTCCGTCTGAGGGAATGCGGGTTAGGCTTGGACAGGCTTCGGATCGAACCGGCGCCCGTTGTTGAAGTCCGATGCCGCCTTGCGGATCGTCTCCCTGATCACCTTCCGGTCAGGTTCCGGTCGCTCGCGCTTGAAGCGCTGCGGATCGTTGCCGACTTCAACCACGCCGGCCTCACGATAGGTTTGCCGAAGCTTGGCCTTCGACGTGTAGACTTTGCCGTCCAGCATCGACTGCGTTTCGGACATGGTGTCCGAATTGATCGACGGCGCGCAGAGATGCGAGCGTTTCGGCCGGGCTGTCTCGATCTTGCGAAAGACCTTCCGCCCATCAAGGTCAAACCATGCGTATTCGCTCATGCCAAGGGCCGCTCAGATCGAGGTAGCAAGCACCGTATCGACGGTGCCAGAAGTGCGCGTGAAGTTCAGCCGAACCGAGAGCGCCGTGGCGTTTTCCATCACAAACTCGCCGTTCTGGGTGTAGGATTGCACATCGCGCCAGGACCCTCCGATCTGACGCTGCGCAGTGACGGTTCCGACCCAGGTCCCGCTCAAGGAAATGTCCACCGGGCCGGACCCGGAGACGGGCGAGCCTGCCCCGGTCGCGGATAGGGATTCAACTACCTGAATTGCCATTTCGGTGGCTCCGGTTTCGATTGGAGGTGTTCAACGGGACCGCAGTAAGCGCGCCGGTACCGCTTGTGGTTCCTGTGGCCATCTATTGGCGCTCCTGAGGTTGGAGTCGTCCTTGAGCCGATCGTCTTCCTTGGCGAATACATCCTCGACGGGCGCAACCGGTACGAGATCGCCCGTGAGCTCGGTATCGAATATCCGCGCGTCGAATTCCAAGGCACCGACCCGCTGGCATTCGTGGTCAGCAAGAACCTCAAGCGCCGCGACCTCACTTCGTCGCAGCGCGCGGCGATTGCTCTTGATATCGAAAAGGAAGAGGCAAAGGCCGCTAAGATCCGGCAGGAGGCCAGTCGAGCTAAACCGGGTGAGCAGGTCGGTCAGGTGGTGGCAACATTTCCACCACCTGTTGCCGAAACTGCGAAGCCGGTAACCGTCGCCACCAACGGAAAAGCCCGCGATAAGGCGGCCGCGTCCGTTGGGACCAGCGCTCGCTACGTGCAGGACGCGAAAGCAATTGAACAGGCCGATCCCGCTCTTCTCGCCGAGGTGAAGACTGGCGAGAAGACGATTCCGCAGGCCAAGAAGGAATTGAAGCGTCGCGCCGCCGTCGAGACTGCCGCCGAAATCACCCAGAACAACAGTCCTTTTAAAGGGAGGTTGCCGGGGGATGGTTATTCCGGGAGTACGATGCGCTGAATGCCCATGAGCGTGCAGATGGTCTCCAGCGCTTGCGGGCCGGCTTCTCCAAGCGTCGGGCCGGTGAGCAGGACGCTTTCCAGCGCGGCCACGGCATCATCGACCTGCTGCCGCGTATAGGGGCCGGCAGGACCAAGCGGGTCGAGCGTGAAGTCTGCCGTCTTGGAATAGGGATAGGTGGCCTTGGTGGCATCATCGATCGGCAGGCCGCCGATGAGATGCGAGGCCGGTTCCTGCCCATTGGCAGAGAAGCGCTGCGAGAGGTTGTCGCCGCTGTCGTTGTTGATCTGGTTCCAGACGCGGTTCATGACCTCGCCGAAGGCCACAGGGATGGCGAACACGATGTATTGGATATCGTCCATGGTGGCCCTCCTAGGATGCCAGAAGCTGGTTGCGGATCGCGTTGAAGGTGGCGAGGTCCATTGCTTTCTGCGCGATGATGGCGCGAGCGATACCGCCACCGAAGAAGCTTGAGCCGGTGCCATTGTTGTTGTTCGCGGCTAGGCGGGCAGGAATGGTGGTCGTCGGCGATCCGTTCTGAGCGGCCGAATATTCCTCGCCATTGGCGGTAAGCAGCTTCACCGTGCTCCCATCGGCGGAGAGAGCCGCGATAAGCCTTTGGCCTCGCCAATCCGTCGACCCAACGATGGTGGTGTTCGCATCACTGCCTACACCGGCACAGAGTTGCCCCGATGTGTTGATGCCGAGAGAAAGCCGCGCGGTTGCCGAGCCGGACATACCGATGACAACCTGTGAGGCAGAAACCGTCGCCGGCACATCAATATCGAAAAGGATGCTATTGGCCCCTGGCCCGGCCAGATACGAAGACAGCAGGTTGTCATCGAGCGCGTCTGCCGTAAGGCTGATGCGGCTTCCGGAGACAAAGTAGTTGAGACGGGAGTTGGCTGTGCCTTGCAGGCCGTGGTTGCCGGGGATGGCCTTGCAGGAGAGTTGGCGAACGTATCCAGTCCTGCCCGCCACCGCTTGGTTATTCACCATCTGGAGGTAGGTGGTAGTGGTCGTCGCCTTGAAGATGATCTGCCCGGTAACGGACGTTGCGCTCGAAATGGTGGCTGATGCGATTGCGCCGCCAGCAGCCGCTGTGCCCGCCTGAATGCTTATGGTCGAGGAAGACCCTCGATGTGCATCATATTGCAAGACATAGAACTGCCCAACGACTGTCGTCACGGGTATGGAAACAACGCTGGCGGCAGCGGCAGAAGTGGTCTGCTCGATCTCATCGCCTACGATGGCAAGCGTACCGGATGACGCGGTATAACCAATGGCATTGGCAAACGGTCCAGGATTGAGGTTAAGCTCCGCCTGCCCCGCAACCACCTGCGCCAGCGTCTTGGTGCCGAACTGTGAGCCATCCAGCCACAGCCCTACCTTGTCGCCGGATGCCGTTACCGCTGTCTGCCCGGTGCTGTCCTGAAACTGCCGGTCGAGCTTGCGGGCGTCGTAGTCGGCATAGGTGGCGTTGAGGAGCCAGGCGCCGAGAGGGTCGGCCAAGCCCCACTTCCCATCCAGCGGGCCTCGTATTGGTGAGCGGATAGGGCTGTGGATCGGAGAGCGGATTAGCGTCATCCGAATTCCTCTAACGACCCGCCATGAATAGCAGCAGAGCCACGCCGGCCAGAACGAAGCCCGCATAGGCGGCGTAAATGGACTGCTTGTAGGTCCGCTGATCCTGGCCGATGAATTGCGAGATGCAGCCCAGGAAGGCCGCCGCTAGCGCTGCATCGCGCGAAAACTCACCGCCATAGACGATGATGCCGCCGAGAAAGACGACTGCGAACACGCAAGCGCTGATGACGAAGCCGAGCCACGTTACAGGGTTCATCATGTCCATTGTCCTTTAGGCTGCGAGCAGCAGGAGAGCGACCGTTTCATCGTCCTCGTTCTGCTCGATCCTCTGTTGCGCCAGATCCGCGATCATTCGCCGGTAGGCGTCCCGCACGGCGGGTGGCGTGTTGACCGGCGGCGGCACCGCGGCGAGGGCCTGCCGCGCCATCTCTTCGGCATCGAGTTCGCCGTTGGCCTTTCGGAACGCATTGCGCACCGCCAGGCGGCGAGCCTCTGCATTTCCTCGAGCCGTGAGCCGGCGTCGTTCCTCGTCGCGCTCGCCTTCGGTAAAATCCCAGACTTGCGGCTTGCCGTCGTGGGTATCGTGCAGGAACGGCTGAAGCGCACTGCCGACCGGCCCGAAGTACCGATTGCCGAAGTACCGGGCGCCGAAAAAGCGATCAGCAAACATCAGCTCGGGTCCAGCGTGACCGAATACCTGTTGCCGTCCGCGTCGACCTGAGCGGAAATCCTGTCCTTGGTGTCGTTCGTGTCGCGGAACTTGACCGTGGACGTTGCCAGCCCACTGGCCTTGCCGAGCAGCGCCGCCCCGAACAGCCGGAGAGCTTGCCGTACCGTCATACCGCTTTCGACGCCGGCCGCTCCGTCTAGCAAGGCCGCCGCATTCGCCGCTGCTGTCGGAACGTCGCCCACTGCGGCAGGAGCGGCCGGCAGATTGTCCGTCTTGCCCTTGATGGCGGCGATACTGGCGTTGTCCGGCGCGGTATAGCTGCCCGAGGCCAGCCTGGTCGAGATTGCGGCGTCGATCCTGCTGGTGACGGTCGTTGTCACCCCGGCATCGGCAAGCGCGGTATCGGCCTCTGCGTTCACCTGCGCAGCCGAAAGATCGTTCAAGCCGGTGATGCCCGTTCCCTTGGCAAGCACGATGTTGGTGCCAGCGGTCAGCAGCCGCGTCGTCGTCGACCATACCGCGTCGAGGGCGTTCGCAGCGAACTTGGCCGCTGTGATCGCGCCGGCAGCGAAGGTGTTGGCCGTGATGGCACCCGAGTTCCACGCGGTGCCGCCAGCATTGACGACGTTGACGCCGAGCTGCGCGTTGGCAGTGTTCACCGCCGCGCCCGCGATCTGCGTGGCGTTGGCCGCTACCACGCCCGCTGTGAGGCTCACCTGGCCTGTTCCGGTGCCGGACGACAGCAGAACACTCGCGCCGATGTCGCGCGCGGTCTGCGCCGTGCCGCTGATGCTGCCAACGTCGACGCGGCCATTCGCATCCACCGTGGCTGTGCGGCCCGATGTCGTGTCGCGGCGGAAAAGCTCAATGACGCGCGTTACGGGCGCCATCGAGGCCTGCGTGATGTGCAGCACCTGCTCCTCGGCGTCTGAGGTCGAGGCAATGGTGGTGTCCTCATCGATCAGCAGCGAATAGACGCCCGGCATGTTCGCGGCCGACAACTCAGTGATCGTTGGCGTGGTGTAGACCGTGGCCGTGCCGCCATTGCGGCTGCGGTAGACCGTGAATGAGGTCAGGCCGGTTTTGCGGGTTTTCAGATCAACGCTGTCGACCGCGACGAAGTAGATAACCTGATCGATCTTGCCGGAGGGAATTCGCATTTACGGCCCCAGCGCTACGGCGCCGTTGATCCCGACGCTAAAGAAGTCACATTCACTGTCCGGATTGGCGGAAACCTGTTGCAGGCCGGTCCAACCAGCGCTGGGAACAGACGCGTCAGTGACAGTATCGTCCCAAGCTCCCGGCTCGGACGCCCCGTGATGCCACGTCTTTCTTTGGATGGTAGATCCGTTGACCCGGAGGCGATGCCACAGCCAGTTATTCACAACGTAGTCGGGAGAGGGAATATCATCGCCCGAAATGCCAACCGTGGTGAGCGTGCCAGAAACATACTTGTTCAAGTTGCTGACGGCCAATGTGGTCGTGGTGATCCCGGAAACCGCGCCTCTCCAACCGGTTTCAGAGCCTAGCGCCCCAGCGCCTCTTGTGTATGCGCACAAGAAGTTTTCGGAAGAGGCATACGCTTCAATGGCGCGCAGCCTCATCAACACTTCGATATCTGCTACGGCCGGAATTCTGTCCCAGGATAGGCCTTGCCGAGCAGCACCTGTTTTCGTCCAGCGAAGCGCCTTACCGCCCAAGGAGCCGGCGACGGTCTGCACAAGCGCGGTGAACCCGGTTCCGTATCGGCTTGTCCAATCGGACGGCTGTGCGCCCACAGCGTACTCGGAAAAGAAAGTGGCAAATTGGTTCATGCCGATCATAGGCGCGGCCAGGCCATCCATGAACTGGATGGGCTGAAACGGGTAGAACTGGCCGTCGAACATCGATCAGCCGAGGTTCGCACCAGACACGGCGTCGGCGACCGTTTTCAGCGCGTTGAATTCTGTCGTCAGCTTCGCAAGCTTCGCCTTCACTGCGGCCGCGTAAGGGTCGGTGGTGCCGAACGCCTGAACGGCCGAGATGATCGCCGCAAAGTCGGTCGGGATCGCGGCTAGAGCCGCCGATGCCGTGCTGGCGTTCTGCTTTACCTTCAGCATCACCTGCCGCTGGTCGTACAGGCGTTGGGCGATTGCATTCATGCCAACGTCAATTTCCGAAGTTGTTGCCATTTGGCTGTGCTCCTGGGCTCTGGGTCGGAACGGCTTCAACGCCGACAGGCTTGCCGGTGCCGTCCCTCACGATGCGCTTGGGCGCGGTCAGCGCCTGGGTGAGCGCGGCGAGCAGCGCGTTTGTCTGCTCGCGATCGGACGCCATCTGCGCGAGCATGGCGCGGTGATCGTCGATCTCCGTATCGGGCTGAGGCGGCAGGCCCTGTGCGATCAGCGCGTTGTTCTGGTCGATGTTTGCCTGCTGCCGCTTCGCCCGCAGGTCCATGGTCTTTTCAGCCATGGTCATCTGATGGCTCTGCTTTCGGAATTCGAGCTCCTGCGCGCTGGAAGCCGCCTTCTGCTCGGCCTCCTGCTGCTTGAACTGCATTTCCCTCTCTTGCGCCTGAGCATCGGCCTGAGCCCTTGCCGCGTTCGGGTCCGGCTTCGGCTGCTTGGCGTATTCCTGCATCTGCTCAACCAGGTCGTCGATCGCGCCATCAAGCGCGCGGCCGGCCCTGAAGGGCGAGGACACGAATTTCAGCATCTCGCCAACGAAGGGTGCCAATTGCGGCGCGGCCTGCACCATGGGGAAGGACTGAGCGATGAAGCCGCCCACCGCAGTCGTGTATTCGGTGACGCGCTGCTTTGCGGCATCCTCGTCGGGCTGGATCGTCGAATCCGTCTCGATGTCCATGATGAAGGGACGCAAGCGCTGGTCTCTCAGGAGCGCCGCCACTGCCTCGATGGTGACCGTGTTCTGCAGGTCCTGGATTTGCCCCTCAAACGCGCTCATCTGCTGCTGAGCCTGTTGCACAAGCTGGCCGGCCTGCTCCGGGTTCTGCTGAGCAATCTGCATGGCCTGGGGGTCCTGTGCAGCCATCTTGACCTTGCCCTGAAGCGCAATCATCTGCTGATGGATGCTGTTGGCCTTCTCCTGCAACTGCTGGACGGTCGGGATGTCACTCTGCGACATCGCCAGCAGCGTCTCGGGCGTGAAATTCTCGGCGATGATCTCGCCCTGAATTCGGGTGATGTCGCGCGCGATGCGCACCAGCTCGAACTGCTTGTCGCGAACGCGGATCGAACCGTACTGGCTTTTGAGCTGCTGCGCGCCAAGCGTTTCGTTCGGGTTGGTCGCGCCGCGCATCACGTCGGAAAGCCCGGTGATCTGGTAGATGTCGTCGATCAACTGCTTGCGGATGTTGATGCATGCCTGGATGGTCGTGGCCACCACGTCGAGCGGAAGCCAGACGATCGATTCCTTCATCCCCTGGCCGCCGATTGCGGCGAAGTTCGAAACCGGTATCAGGATCGCGTTGTTGTTGGTGGTCTTGACGGCCTTTTCGATAGCGTCGGCCAGATCCTCGGCGCCGCCGGCATAGAAGCCTTTCAGCCTGAGCGATTCCGATAGCGACGAGATGCGCGCCGTCAGCTCGTTCACTTCCTCGATTTGATCCTTGTAGAACAGGAAATCGGGGACTGGCTGCAGCGTGTCTTTCTTCAGCGTGCCGTACGACGGGCGCGGACACGGGTAGAAGTCGTCGAGCTGCAGCATCTCTTCAGGCTTGGCCTCGTCGAGCACGTTGTCACAGCCGGCGCTAACCCACACGATGCGCTGTTCGCCCTTGTGCCACAGCTCCCAGAACTCGGCCGTTGATGCCTGCTCGGCGTTGCCATCTGCGTCCTTCTGCTTGGCAAAGGCCGCGTCGGAATAGGCATTGCCGGAATACTTGCCGAATCGCTTGCGAGCTTCCTTGCGGGTCAGCCAGGTGCAGCGAGCCACCCAGCCGACTTCCGACCAGTAGCGGGCCGATGCGTCGTGCAGGAAGTCCTTGCGGCTGACGTGCGCGACGCGGGCGCGCTGCTGCTTCTTCTCGTCGATCTCATACCAGCACCAAGCCACACCGCGCGCGTTGACCACGAGGTCGTCACGGATGAGCCTCATGGTGCCGTCGATATCTTCCCGCTCAAAATTGACGATCGAGCAGCGTTCCAGCACCTCGCAGGCTTCGCGGTGCGCCGGCCGGCGATCATTGAAACGCGTCGTCACCACGGGCACGGGCGGGCGCGAATAGACGGACGGCTTCAGAACCTCCAGGTTTGCCCAGAACATCGCATATTCGCGATCACGGGTCGCCTTTGCCAGGCGTTCCAGATTGGCAAGCTGAAGCTCGATGTTGTCGCACCGGTCGTTGTACGATTTGAACGCGCGACGAGCGTGCGCGATCAACGCCAGATACGACTTAGCCGACCTACCGTTGTTGACCGAGGTCGCCGCGGTGTCGTCGGCGCTCTCGTCGTCGGGCGCGGCTTCTGTCGTGCTGTAGTCAGCCATCATACGCTGATCCTTGTGCCGGTACGCTCTTCAGGCGGGCCGGGCAGAAGCACCTGGCCGGGCTGCAGCTTCGGCTTCGGTTTCGCTGGCGGCTTGGCTGTCCACGGCCGCGACATGCAGGCGTAGCGCGTCTCGTCGGCCGCATGATCTTCCTGCGTCGTGTCGAGGTCTTCCGGCTTGTTCTCGTCGTGCTGAAGCGCCGGGATGGTGCGGATGGTGTGCACGCAGGTTTCGAAGAAGAACAGCATCGGCCGCCCGTCTTCATCACCGGTCAGCCGGCCGCGCATCTGATCCCAGCCGCCCATCGCGCCGCGGCCTGCTACGCGGGCATTGTCGGCTCGCTGGAATGTCGCCCCGTTCCTGCCGCTCGTGCCGCGTGCCATGCGCTCGGCGATCGACGGGCCGCCGTCCTGGCTGAACGCGGCCGGATCGAGCACGCCGTAGCTGATGACGTCGGTCCCGTCCCACTCCCTGACGCCGGCGCCCACGGCATCGGCATGCATCTTCAGGCCGGTGTCCGGTTTGAACTGGCCGTCCTTGTCGGTCTTGATCCCGTACCATTCGCGATACTTGACCAGCGCGCCGCGCGGGATCACGACGCCCGGGCCTACGATGGTGTCATCCGATGCCACCGCATACCAGCCGAACGCGAAGGGCTTGGCGCTGCCCCAATCACCCGCCCTGAAACGCGTCCAGTGCTCGGGAATCTGAAAGGGCCGGATGACATGCCGGCGTCGGTCGAAATTGTCGAAGAAAGCGCCTTCGATCACATCCCAATCGCCGTAGCGCATCGCCCGCACCAGCGCTTCCGATCCCAGCCCGTGCAGCCGGTTCTCGTAGTCGGGATCGTTGTCGTTCATCGACGGATTGTCTTCGAGCAACGCCGGGATGAACTGCCGGCGCATGCCGCCTTCCGTTTTCGCGGTCTGCCTGATTTCCATCGGCCGCGCGTTGTCGACGAAGGTCTGCTTGACGAACTGGTGACCGATGCCTCCCGGATTCGCGCCGCACAGGATGCGCGGGAAACATCCCTTGTACTTCTCGGGAAGCTTGATGCCGACCATGCGCACGCGCATGCGCAGATACCGGTAGATGACTTCCGTAAAGTGGGTCAGCTCGTCGATGAGCAAGACGTGGATTTCGGCGCCCTGGTATTTGAAACGGTGCTTCTCGTCCTTGCAGTGGCAGAGGAAGATTTTCGAGCCGTTCCAGAACCTGATTTCGTCCTCGATGATCTCCACCCAGCCACAGGCCACCCAGCCGGCGAGCAGCGCGCGAAAGCCTTGTGGGCCTTCCATGTGGTTCTTGGTCAGATCGTCGCTGATACGCCGAAACAGGTAGACCTGAAGCCCAGGGATCTCGGCGCACCACATGATCGCAGCCTGCCGCATGAGATGGCTTTTGCCGCCGCCAGCCGCGCCACCGTAGAGGATTTCCGTGGCCGTGCTGTGAAAGGCGAGCGTCTGCTTCTTGTGGAAGTGAAGGTCAATCGCTGCTGAAGCTTGCATTGATCGTCGGCAGCAGGGGCGAGCCGTCCTTGCCCGTCAGTTCGGTCTTGTCGGCCAGGCCCAAGTCTCGAGCGATGATGTTGGCGTTTAGCAGCTCGGCCGCGGCGCCTTCGAACTTCTGCGCGCGGATGATGTCCTCCACTCGCGTGGTGATGGCTAGAAAGTCTTGCCGCTGCCGGTAGTTGTCCCATGTGGCGCGGCTGATATCGAGAAAAATGCACAGACCCATGATCGTCATGGCGCGCATCTTCGCGACGGGCTCATGGGTGGCCGCGCCCTGAAAGGTGATCAGCCGATCCTCATAGAGCGGGTTCTTCTCAACCCACTCGAAATACTCGCAGCTGGCCGCGAACAGATCGTCTGGCGTCGCGAAGATCGGGGCCCGCCCGTGCGAACTGCGCTGCTCCCAGAAGCGGTTTCCTATCGGTGCTGCCATGGTAGTCTCCCCGGTCTGAGCGGGTGCAAGGATAATTCCGGCGCCACCGCTTCCCCGGTAAAGCCGACGGCACCGCCGCCCCGGCCGGGTTCTTCTCAGGATCGAGCGAGAGGCTTTCCGCGCATAGCCGGTATCAGCGCTCCAAAGTCCCGGGGCAGGGATCAGAAAGCGAAAGCCGCCAACAAAAAACCCGCCTGATTTGGCGGGTTCGCGGCGCATTTTTGCGCATGGCGTTCTCAATAGGGGGTTTCGTGTCGAAAGTCAACGCTTCGGCGCACGACCTATGAAGCGAAAGTGAGCAGCGCAAGCCCGCAGGTCATGGTGCAGGACCGATGCCATTTCGCGCTCCGTCGCACCGTGCTTGCGAGCGATTTCCTTGGACGTCATGCCTCCCACGCAATAGTCGACCAGGCGCGCCGCCGGCTGTCGGCCAAGCTCGACCACAAAACCGTCCAGCTTGTCGACCGCGGCCACCCGGCCATCCGAGATTCCAGCGGCAAAGCCGGATGAAGTGCCGCGAAGGAAATTGGCAGAACTGGCGATGGTGAGCCCGGCACGCTCCCAGAGGATTGCCAGATGACTGCCGGCATGGAACAGCGCATCCTGCCTCTTGCGTCCGTAGCGCCATTCGAATGTTCCTGGCCTCGAGCGGATCAACTGCAGATCGGACCGCTTGCCCGAAATGCGAAGCTTGACCGTCGTGACCTTGGCGCCCTCCTTGCCGCCATCGAGCGCCTTCAGCCTGGCGATGGCGCGCGGCTCCCGCTTACGGGCAGACTTCCGCTCTTCGGGCGTGATGGCACGCGACGGCGCCAACTTCTTCGGCGGGGTGAACGGCACTTCGTCGAACAGCTTTGCCGACGGACGCATTTCGGTTTTCGTCCGTCGCTTCATGCTCGCTCCCGTGCGTCTTTGCCGGCATAGGGGATCAGTCGGCGAGGCGCCGCCCCTGTTGACCTCGGTTTGTCCGCCGCGGCGGACATTTCCGATCCCGCCATACTGGCAACGGTGCCAATAGCGGGCGCGCGCCGCTTCTTGCACTTCTGGAACCAGGTTGACGCCAGTCCCTTCCAGAACGTGACGCCATGCGTGGCAGCGAAGCGGCGCGCTTCCTTGTCGAGCGACGTCCCTACTGTCTTGATCGTGTTTGCCAGATCCTCCGCTGTGATGTGCGGCGCGAACTCGCGATCGGTAAGCAGGTGCTCCACCGCCTTCAGATGGTTGGCCGTGATCGGCTTGAAGCCACCAGCCGCCACCGTCGTCAGGAACTCGGTCACTCGGCTTTCGACGTAGCCGGCGACCAGCTTCTGCAGCTCGCCAACCGCAATAGTGTCGTTGGCCTTGAAGTTACCGGGGAACTTCGGAATGCGGAGACCGGCCGCCGTTGCCGCCTTCAGCGCGTCGGCCGCATTCCCGGTGCCAGCCGCCAGTTCGGCGAAGAACAGTTCCAGGGCGCTGACGTTTTTGCGGTTCTTGTTCACGTCAACGAAGATCGACGCCTCTTCCGCGATGGTCTCCGCCTGCACGATGACGACCGGGACATGCGTCACCTGCGGATGTAGCTTCGCCGCCTCAAGCCGGTGCTGGCCGTCCGTGACGTGGAAACCATCGCCTGCCGGAACCACCACCAGCGCGCCGAACGAGCGCCAGGTGAAGGCGTTGACGATGGTGTTCACCCGCTGCTCATCGAGCGGGCGCTGGTAGAGCGGGTCGACCGTAATCAGGCTGGTATCGATCCAGTCGAGAACCGGAACCTCACCGGGGTCTGGATATTCGTCCTGGGTTGTCATAGCGCGGCCTCCGTCAAATTGTGAATTGGGCAACGAAGGTGTCGGGCCATGCTTCGGGAGTAGGCGGAAGCGGCTGACATCCCCTCGACAATCTCGGCGTGCTCTGGCTCACCCTTCGGCGCGCCCTTGTAGATCGTGACCAGAAACACGTCATCAAAGTCAGGATTGCCACCCCAATCGTCGATAGTGATGGTCCACCTTGACCGCTCGCAGTTGCTGTTCGCGGCTCTCATGCTGTCAGCCTTCCGCCACGCTGCTCGATCAGCACATCGTTCCAATCATGGCCGCTGGTTAGAGGGATTTTGATTTCCACGGTCAGGCTTTTGCAGGCTAGCTTGTGACCGAGCGCATGAGCCGCGGCTTGGCCGCCAAGCTTCGGGTCGTTGTCACCGAAGATGAAAACCTGATGCGTGCCTTCAGGAGGTTGCCAGCCGGCCATGATGGTCGAGTTGATCGCTGCCCACACCGGTATGCGAAACAAGTCCGAGGCAGCCAGCGCGGTCTCAATGCCCTCGGCGATGCCCATCACCGGCCCAGCATCGAATAGGCGGACGGCAGACCCTGGCGGTATTGTGCCCCACATGGTCTTTCGCACAGGCTCGACGGGCGCCTTTTGACCATCCATCGTCAGGTAGGTGCGGTGCAGGTTGACCGGCTTGCCATCGGCCGCAATGATCTTCGCCACCATCGCCGGGTGCCAACTTTTCGCGCCATCCTCTGTCTCGTGCTTGATGCTTTCGGCCTTGCGGAGATATCGGCCGTACTCGTCTTGCCCGACGCCACGACCAATCAGGTACCGGTCAACAAAATCCCCCTTGGCGATCAAGCTGCAGCTCGTCCAGAGCTTCTGCATCGCGGCGCGACTACCGGAATCATCGTCTTTCCGCCTTGGCGGTGCGAATGACGCATCGCCAAGAACGTTCTCGATTTCCTTGGCGGCACGGGCGAAGTCCCAGCCGAAATACTTAATCACGAAGTCGGCCCCACCGATGGAACCGCACTGGTTGCAGTAGAATTTCCCGGTCCCTTCATGATCGGTGAAGCGGAACCGATCCTTACCCCCACAGAACGGGCAGGGGTGGTGCTTGCGGACGTTGAGCAACGCGGCCGGCACGCCGAGCGCTGACAGGATGCCCGGCCACTTGCCTTGCGCGCGTTCGTTGAGGGGCGGCTTCTCACGCATGGTGGGCCTCCGCCGCTTCGCGCTTCTGCTTGCCCTTCGCCCACCTTATCTGCGTCGAGCGAATCCAGTTGCTGACCTGGCTGTCTGGCGTCGCCGCGGAATCATCCAGGCCGCGCGGTTCCACGCCGAACTTGTCCTTGTACTTGTGCCACGCCCAGCCGCGCGCATAGCCCTTCATTTCGGAGTGACCGAGGAGCATCGACCACCATTTTTGCTTCGTGTCCCGATCCGCCTTGATCTGCTTGCCGCCGAGGCGGCCTAGTTCGCCCTGGGCCGGTTCAATGTCCGTCTGCCGCTCAGGCGCGAAACCGCATGAGGGGCATTTGTGGACGCCTGCAGGCTTCAGCCGGTGACAGGACGTGCATTCCTTCGGGAGCTTCGGTGACTTTTCGGGGCGAGCGCCAGACGAAACCTTCCGATCTTTGCCATCGTCCAGCTTGTCGTGATGAATGTCGGTGACAAAGCCGAGGTTCAACGTGCTGTCAGAGTGATCGAGGATCAGGCAGTCAGCTTTGCCGACGGCGCGGCGGAGACCCCGACCGATAATCTGCGTAAACAGGATTTCCGACTTTGTCGGCCTTGCCAGGATGAGGCAGCGCACATCCCAATCGACACCCGTGGTGAGGACGCCGACGTTGACCACGACCTTGGTGGTTCCGGCCTCAAACCCACGGCGAATCTCATCGCGCTCGCCCCTAGGCGTGTCCCCATCGACGTAGGCAACCGGAACGCCGGCAATCTCGAAATCTCGCTGGATACTTCTGGCGTGGGCGCGGTTGACGGCGAAGCACAATGTCGGCCGGTTTTCGCCGAGATTAAGCCAGGTCGCCACGACATCCGCGACGAGCTTCGGCTTGTCCATAGCCTCGGCTAGCTGGTCCTCGGCGTAGTCGCCAGCGATTGTCCGGACGCCGGTCAGATCTGGATGGGTCGGCGCGAAAACCTTGAAGTCGGAAAGGAAGCCATCGCGGATCAGTTGCCGCGTCGTGGCGCCGATGATCAGCGCGTCGTAATATTTGCCGAGCCCCTTCGTCCACGGCGTCGCCGACAAGCCGATGAAGAACAGCCGTTCCTGCTCCTGCATCCACCGGAATACGATCTTGTGCGCGATGTGCGCCTCGTCGACGATCACCAGATCGGCTTTCGGCAGCATGCGACGCGTGAGAGTCTGGACGCTCGCGACCTGGACCTGAGCATCAGGGTTGGTCAGCGGGTGCTGCGCCTGGATAACGGCCACGTCCGTGATGCCCTCAGCATAGAGCGCCTGTACCGTCTGGTCGATCAACTCGATAGCGGGCACGGTCAGCACGACGCGCTTGCCCTTGGCCAAGGCCCGCCTGATTATTTCCGCCGCCGTCTTCGTCTTGCCGGCGCCGGTGGCCATCATCAGGATCGGATGCTTGCGACCGTCAGCTAGCGCCTGCCACAGCAGATCGATCGCGGTTATCTGGTGCGGCCACAGTTCACGCATGGGCCACCCCGGATTTTTCGGAGCGGCGGTCTTTTGGAGGGGTGTCTCCCTTAGTGCTATATCCTGCTAGGTCTGTTCCCCTATCTGATAGGGTAGTGTTCCTTGACTGTTTACCGGACTCTGTGTCCATTTTTTTGGACAGAGTGTCCGGTGGCTGCTTCCTGCGGACACTCTGTCCGGTGGCATCGAGCTTGAGTCTGATCAGGTCGGTTTGACGCTGGCCGGAACGCAGCGGCGGACGTGCCTCACGGCTAACTAGCTTGCGCGTTTCGAGCTGTTCCAGTGCCCGACGGATCGAGCGTTCGTTAAGCTCGGTGTCGGCGGCAAGGGTCTGCTGAGAGGGATAGGCCACGCCGGCATCATCGGCATAGTCGGCCAAGGTGAGCAGAACGAGTTTGCGCGTCGGACTGCCTGTGACGACGCGCTTCGCCCAGGACATCGCGTGAATGCTCAAACGATGCCCTCCCGCACCTTGGCAAAGACATCCTCCAAGTGCGCGAGCTTCTGAAACATACCCGCCCGTTTGTTCGCCGGGCAGAGCCGGTTGAAGTCGTCGGGCGTCAGATCGGCCAGGAACAGGATGGCCTCGCGCATGTGCTCGTAAGTCGGCTCGGGCTTGGGCTGGAACTGCCGGGCGACACCTTGGCCGATTTGGGCAGTAGCACCGCTTAAGTGCTTCAAAGGGCGACGCGCGGGTGGCGGGCCAGCCAAATCAGCTTTCGCTTTCTCCAGTTGGTTTTCTGGGCTCAGGCGTTTGAGCTCATCGAGATAGACACCCTTGTCGAAGTCGGTGCCTTTGATCATTTCCATCACGGCCGGCGCGATCTTCGCACCGCGTTCCGCGTGCTTGGAAATGCTGCGTTCACCTATTCCCGTTTTCGCGGCTGTGTCGGTGATGAAACGGGGTGCCCTTTCCCGTGTCGAAGAATCTTCAACATGGCCATTCCCAAGGCTTGCGCCATGTTTTGTCTCTGGGTGGATAGCCTCGTAGACTTCTTTGCGTCGGGCAATAAACTGCGCCTCTTCGACCGGCGTGAGGTGAGTTCCACACAGGTTTTCGTCGCACTCGGCGAGCTGTCGTTCCAGGTCTGTCAGTTCGGCGATGCTGGCAGGAACTTCGTCGTAGCCGATGCGCCGACAAGCTTCGAGGCGATGCGCGCCGGCCACGAGGCCGAAGTGGTTTTCGTCGATCGCGTAGACCGTGATCGGATTGAGAAGCCCGATTTCCAGGATGCTCTCTTTCAGGCTCTCCACCTGGCCGTCATCGATCTGGCGAAGGCGCTGTCCAGTGTCGATGTCAGATATCGAGATGTTGCGAACGTTGATCATGCAGCTTCTTCCATGGACAGCAGGCGCCGCAGTTCGGCCAGCGCCTCGTCAAGGGTGGCGCCGGATGCCGTGATGCCGGACGAAGGGTCGCGGGCGATCACGGTGCCGTCGGCGGTGCGGGTGTAGGTAAAGCTCATTGTCCGCTCGGCCCCGCGCCAAAGAAGTCATTCGGGGTAAGCAGGCCGCCGGCATACTTGATGAGCCGATCAAGCGACGGGCGGGACGGCGATTGCTTGTAAGCCTCGATGCGCGACAACGAGGCCTTGGAAAGCTGGGTGGCCTTCGCCACGTCATGGAGCGGGATCTTCCGCGCCTTCCGGTATGCCTTCAGCGGGTGCATGTGGGTGCGTCTCCTGATCTGTTCCTACTAGTGCAACAATACACCTCGTTAACGCTGTTACACAAGACGCTATCGAAAATTGTTTCCCGCCGGTGTAGAGTTGCATTTAACGGAACAAAGCCAAGGGGAGAACCGATGTCACTTCGATTTCAGAAGCCAGGCGCTGAACGTCGGCGCCACTTCATCAAGGAATGGCGTAATCACCGCGGCCTCACGCTCGACCGGTTGGCTGATCGAGTGGAGATATCCAAGGCAACGCTTTCTCGCATTGAAGGTGGGAAGCAGCCGTATACCCAAGACACCTTGGAAGCATTGGCAGACGCGCTCCAGTGCGAACCGGCAGACCTGATCATGCGCGACCCGACCCAGGCCGGCGCAATCTGGTCGCTTTGGGAGCAGGCCAATCCCGCACAGCGCCAGCAGATAGAGAGCGTAGTTCGGGCGCTGCTTGCCGCCTGACCGTTCCCCTGTGGGTAACTTCAGGGCTGCCCGGAAATCAAGGGCTTGCTCGCTCTGCGCAACTTGTTACACACAATGCAACGATTTGTGTTGATGGTGCGTCCCTACTAGTGTAACTTGGCTTCGTAAATCAACGAGGCCGAGCGAATGAACGCCCTTTCCTTCTCGACTTTCGCGGCCACCATTCCGTTGGATGCCGGTGCGGCCAACCAGGTGGCGCGCCGGCACCGCAGGGTCCGTGAAGTCGGAAGACCTGATGAGGCGTCCGGTACGCGAGCCGCCTACGCCGCGTTCACGTTGCCGGTTAGTCGCGCGGGGGTGTTACCTGGTGTCCCCCATCTTCGCCTTCAGCCTCGCCACCTCTTTGGTGAGATCGGCGACGATGTCGCGTTGGAACCGGTAACTTTCGCTAAGAGTGGGGGGCAACACGGGTTCATCTTCCGCGCCATGCCGGGCGAGGAATTCCCGCAAGTTCTGCGCACGATAGCGGGTGTCTTCAGCGTTCGGCCCGCCGCGATCGGCAATCCCTTCCAGGAGCCGAACGATGTCCATCTGCGTATCGCTGGTCTTTGGCTTGGGGAAATACTGCTCAAGCGCGTGAACGATCTCCGCATTGATGGAGCGCTGGTTGTACTTCGCGTGGATCTCGATCACCGCCTTCAACTCGGGCGGGATGCGGAGGCGAAAATGTGGGTCGCTTCTAGCCATGACGCTATGTGCGTCATTTTTTTCTTGACCGCAATGGCGCACCGTGCGCTATAGTTAATGACGCATTGTGCGTCACAGAAAGGAGATCAATTGAAGCAGACTGACCCGCAGATGCGCCTGCGCCTGCCGCCAGACGCCAAGGCATTTATCTCGGCGCAAGCCGGGCGAAACGGAAGTTCGCTCAACAGTGAGGTTGTTCGGTGCATCCGCGACCGGATGGACCGCGAAACGAAAACGGCGACCGCCGAGCCTGCAAGCTCAAACTGATCGCCGTTCGAAATGAAACCGCCCGGCAAGGCGGCTCCCCAATCAACCATCAGCGCTTAGAGGGCAAAGATGATCAAGACCACACATAACACCGCTGCGGCCGAAATTCCAGCCGTGTCGCGGCGCGGCGTTCTCTGCGGCCTTGCCGCGGCCACCGCGCTTGCGGCAACCGCCAAGCCGGCGCCAACCGCCGAAACCTCACCCGAACTGGAAAGGCTAATCGCAGCCAAGCGCAAGGCCGACACCCATTTCAACGACGTGCTGACCGAAGTCGCTAAGATCGAGGATGCCTATTTCGACGCCCACAAAAAGGAATTGTTTGTCGACCTTTCAATCGGCGGCGCGCAGTCCTTCCACGTCAACGGCTTTTTCCATCCCATCAGCGATTATCAGTCAGTCCGGGCCGACATCATCAAGCGGTACGAGGATCAGCACCGCAAGTTGGCGAGCATCGCGAAGATTGCGCCCTCAGTCGCGGCAGAAGCGGCCGACGCACTGCACAAGGCCGAGACGCGCGACATGCGGACGCTGCGGCAGGTGATCCGCGATGAAATCGAGAGGCGCAAGGCCTTTGGTTTCTGGCAGGCGAAGGAAGCCGAAGACGAGGCGTCCCAGGCCGATCTCGACGCCTTCACCGCGATCTGTGCTTTCCGCTGCACGACGGTTGCAGACTTTGCCCGCAAGGCCGAGATCATCGCGCACGAGACCCGGGCAACAGAAATCCAGAGCGGGGATTTTCAGATCCTGCTCGCGTCCATGATGGACGAGGAAGGCGGTGCAGCATGAGCACCGCCGCAGAAAGAGCGCTGCGCGATCTGGAACCGCTGATCTGCGACGCCGACAACATGATGGATATCCTTATGAGCTTGCTCGAGGATCAATTTGCCGTTCGCGGCGACGACAACCTTGTCATGACCAGCACGGAGCGGGACCGCATCTTTTTCGCCGCCTGCGTCGCATGCGACATGTCGCAGAAGGTCCGAAAGACCTTCTATGCGGCCTGCGGAACGAAGGGAGATGTAGCATGAGCATCCCCAAGCAAGACCCGATGTTTTCGGCAGTCTGCGATCAGGAAGACCCGTTAGCGACCGCTACAGACCTTATGAAGGCGTTGGCCTTCATCGCCGAGACCATGAGCAATGATGTCGGCGGCGTCGTCCAGAAACTGGCTTGGCTGGCGATCGATCAAATCAACGCGGCCGACGAAATTCGCGGACGCCTGTTCGATCTCACACACCCAACGAAAGGCCGAGGACAGGGAGGGCAAGCCCATGGCTGACCTTTCCCCGACGATGCAGGCCATCGCCAACCACATCGAAGCCACGGCCGATTGTCGTCGTAGGTGCGAACTTTCGGACTGGGGATTTATCCCGAAAGAATCCGAGTTCCCTGCCTGCGACGCAATGGACGAAGCACTGGTCGTCGTTTGCGGGGCGCGGCCCCGGGCCGAGGGCGAGTTGACGACATGGCGCCGGTATCTGCGTTCGGTCGAAGTCGCCAAGCGGATCGAGGGCCAGGACCAACTGACCGACCGGGTTCTTAAGGCCCTGATTGGAGGCGACAATGAATAGCCTCATCTCTTCCGTTGGGCCTACCATGTCGAGCCGCGATCTCGCCGAACTGACGGACAAGGAGCACAAGACGGCGCTCCGAGACATCCGCAACATGCTCGCGTCGCTTTACGGCGAGGATGGTGCAGAACTGTACCATCCAGGCGTGACCATTGAGCGGGACGGCCGGGACTACATTTCGCTGATCAACATGGATCGCGAACACACCATGACGCTAGTGACCGGCTATGATGTCCGGTTGCGTAAGCGGGTCATTGATCGATTGGCAGCGTACGAGACCAGCCCGCCGCGCCTGCCAACGACTGCCGAGGCCTTCGCCAGCGCCTTCCAGATGATCGCCGATGGCGAGCGCCGGCAAGCAGAGCAACATCGCCAGATCGAGGCGCTTGGCGAGCGCGTCGACCAGATGGCCCAGGCGCACGTCATCCTCGACAAGATGCCGGTGGACTGCGAATCCATCGTCTACATCCGCAAGCGCATAAACCGGCAGTACGGCCTGTCCGATGCGATCGTCGACAAGGTGATGAGGGATAGCCTCTACGCGCCGACGATCCGCGCGCTGGTCCGAAACCAGCACGTTGACGCCGACGGCTCGCATTACGCCGGCTATGCCAAAAAGGAAGTGTCGGCGATCTTCAAGCGCTTCGTCGGTGAATGCCAGATGGCGACCGCCACCTTGGCGACACACCCTTTCATCGAAGGACGCTTTAAGCTCACTGGTGCCGGCCATGGCTAGTAGCGCGGCCGAATACAAGCGCCAGACCCGCGAGCACATCGCAAGCCTTCAAGGCAAGCTCACGGCGGCAGAGTTTCGCGCCGAGAAGGCCGAGCGTGCGGAACGCCAGATCGCTATCGAGCGCGATATCTGGAAGCACCGCGCGCTCGACGCCGAGGCGGCGCTGAAATCGAGAGGCGTGCAGTGAAGCGCGGCGCCGCCATCCTGCCCGAGAGCCTGCCCCCGGTTGGTATCAGCCGGGAGCAGGCGGCAGCATTTATCGGGATCGGCGAAAGTCTCTTTGACCGCCTGGTTGCCGCCCGGAAAATGCCAGAGCCGCGCATGGTCGGCGGCCGGCTAATATGGGACGTTGCCGAGGTCGCGACCGCTTTCCGGGCGATTCCGCATCGTTCCGAGCCGATCACCCCGCTTGACGGCGATACCCCAGGTGTGAACCCTTGGGATTGATGCCGAAGAAATTGCCCAAGGGAGTATCGCCAGACCGCGACAGGCACGGGAACGTCCGCCTGTATTTCCGCACGTCTGGACGGTCCAAGGTGCGGCTGCATGAGATCCCCGGCACCAAGGAATTTGACGCCGAGGTGGCATGCGCTCGGCTCGGCGTCCCCTACAAACAGCCCGAGGCCGAGACACCGAAACCGGAAACCGCGGGTGAAGGGTCGTTCCGCTGGCTTTGCGAGCAGTACAAGAGGCGCGGTAAGCTGACCCCGAAGCTGCTGGCCCGCCGATCGGTCATTCTCGACGACATTTGCGAGAGCAAGCACAAGACCAAGAAGCGCGGCGCGCTGCCCTTCGCACTGATGGAGCGCAAGCACGTTCTTGAAATCCGCGACGAGATACGATCAACGGCCGGCGCCCAAAACGAAGTCGTCAAGGTGATGTCGGCGATGTTCGGCTGGGCAGTGGATGCCGGCGTGGCAGCGGTCAATCCGGCGCTGCGGATCAAGCGGCTCTATTCGGGTGACGGCTTCCACTCCTGGACGGTCGAAGAGTTCGAGACCTATAAGGCCAAGCATCCGAGCGGGTCAAAGGCGCGCCTGGCGCTGTATCTGGCGATGTTCACGGGCCTTCGCCGCGAAGACCTGTCCATAGTCGGCAAGCAGCACGTAAAGGCTGGTTGGCTCACCATCCGCCCAGGCAAGACAGAGAAGAAAACCGGCGTGCTGGTCGAGCTGCCAATCTTGCCGATTTTGCAGATCGAAATGGATGCTGGCGCGGCCGGCGCAATGACCTATCTCGAATCCGAATGGAAGCGCCCGTTCACAGTGAACACCCTTGGTAACAAGATGCGTGACTGGTGCGACCAAGCCGACCTGCCACAGTGCTCGCTACACGGATTGCGCAAGCTTGGCGCGACCATCGCCGCCGAGAACGGCGCCACCGACGAAGAACTGATGGCGATCTACGGATGGGTCACGAAGGCGCAATCGACGCACTACACCAAGAAGGCCAGACGCAAGCTGATCGCTGGTCGAGCGGCCCATAAACTGCTGTTCACTGCGGAACAAAAAATGGACGAAGTTGTCCCACCGGATCAGCCGGTTGAAGAAAGTGGGACAAAAACAGCCGAAAAGCCCAACAAAATCAGCGCCTGAAAAAGGTGGTGGTGCCCCTAGCCGGGCTGCATGAAACGGGCCTTTTCAATGGCTTGGCAAAAAGTGGGACAAGCGAGCTTAGCCATTTTTTGTTATGTTTTTTGTCCCGCGTGCCCCACGGGCCGCCGGCCTAAATGGTGGAACATTTTAGCTGTGTCGCATGTTTCAGAGCATGACCACGATGGACACGGCCGAATGCCGAGCGGCGCTCACGCTGATCCGGCGAACCATTGAGGAACATTGCCCGCCTGGCGTTCTCATGAGCGAGGAACAGGTGAACGGGCATTATGGCCCGACGATCATGCATGAAGCCGCAGCCCTTGCCGCCGCCATCGTCAAGACCGTCGACCGGCTCAGCTTTGAGCCGCGAGAGATGCCGCCAGAGCCAAGCATTAAGTCGTGACTGCTTGTGGATAGTAACCGCCTGTTCACTATGGCCCGGCCTTCCGGTTGCCGCTAGGCTCCGACCAGAATTTCATATCGTTGTTGCCTAAGAGCACGTCGGCGGCCGATCGCTAGAGCTCCCAAGCCCTCCCCCCAAGATCGGTCGCCGGCTCCTTTTGGCAGGGTAGGGGAAAAACCATGGACGCATGCCGCAGCTTTGTAGTTGTGCCGCCGATCGGCGCCAAGTTCGACAACCTCTTGTTTCAGATGCGCATGGAGGACGAGTTGAACGGCGCGTTTAGCGGCTTCAGTTTCGTTGTCACCACCGACGGGCCAAACCGCTTTGACGATTTCATGCTGATCCCGATGTTGGGGAAGGCCGGCGACAACGTGACGGAGGCGCTGGCGGCCTATCCCGATCTTGAGACCGTCGAGACAATCGCCTTTT